AAGCGTTCCTACATTAAATCTACCTAACGAAAGTATAAACTGGTTTTTAGTTTTAGAATATTCTAGCACATCTGATATTCTAAGTGAAATAGCTTCAGCTGTTTTTAATGTTATGTAAAGACCAGCTTGTAATATATGTCTTGTTGCCGTATTGCTATTAGCAGCTGCAATTTTTTGTAAACCAACTAATGACGCTTTGTCAGGCATACTACCATCTCTAGCTTCATTTAAACCAGTCACATCTCTTATCATTTGTAAATAATAATTATAAGATTGTATTAAAGCATTAATTTTAGCATTACCGCCAGATGATTGTAACTCTTGTATTGGCATACGACCATTATTAAAGTCACCATCTTGTGTCATTGATCTACCAATAACACTACCAGTTTGAAAATACATGTTTAGCGCTTCTTGTGGATTATAGTTAGTACCATTACCTAAATCTATTTCAGCTAAACCATCAGCATCTAAAAATACACCATCAGGAACTACTCTTGACATTACCTGCTGTAACTTCAAATGAGTAAGCTGTATCATATCAGCAAAAGTTATCATACGACTAACTAAAGACTCAGGTCTTCCTTTGTACATACGAGGCGCTACAATATTATAACTCATTTGCACTTTTGTAATATCAGACTTGGGTCTTGTCATGTTTTCACATTTTTTCCAGTCTAATAGTATGTCATGATTTAATATTTTTACACCACTATATAAAACTTCTATAGCTCTATCAACTTTTTCAAATCTTGATCTTGCATCTTTTGGTGGATCAAATGTATCATCCTTTTGTAAAGCTTTATCAGCACCAGATGCCATTTCTTTTATTTTAAATACTTGTTTATTAAAAGTTTTATATTCAAAATATAATACATTTATGTACGCTTTATCACTAGCGTCCTCTGGATAATATACATATTTATCATTTTGTTGATTTTCGTATTTATCCTCTAATTCTTTTATTTGCTCCTGTGTTAATTCAGGATATTCTTTAATAAGATCTTTTATTAAAATTCTTTTTACTTCACCTACATAATATAAGTCTGAAAAGTATGGATCGTCGCTATAAGAATAAACTATATTAGCTGGATCAACATAATCAATTTTTATTCCTTCAGCTTTGTTAAAGCTATTTTTAAGACAAGCAATACCAATAACTGCTAAATCATAATCAGCTCTTTTCTTTACAAAATCATATTTGTTAAGAGCCATTACGTTATCTAATGCTTCTTCTTCTGCTATTTCAATACTTTGCTTGTAATCTAACTGCATGTGTACAGATAGTTCTTCATCATTTTCAGGTAATTTATCAGGATCGTTTTTAAACTTATCAACGCCTGATAATTGTAAAGCTGCATTTTTAAAATTTTTAAACTGCATATCTTCAACCATACCCTCAATATATTCTGTTCTTTGCTTTGCAGCAACGGGATCAATTGAAAATGCTTTTATATCGTAAGTTCTTTCTTGTATTCCATTAACAACAATATCTACAAATTTAGGTATAATAGGCACAGGTTTCCAGTCTAAATTAAGATATGATAAATCACCGTTAATAGATAATTCATCTTTGTATTTTTGTATTGACTGTTCACCTCTAGCATATAGTCTCAGCTCGTGGTATTTTTGTTGAGTATCATAATAGCGATCAGTTCCACGGTCGCTCTTAAACCACTCTTGTTCTATAGCGTTAGCAACCGCCTTGCCATATTCAGGGCTAGACTTCTCAGCGTCAGGCACTGCCTGGCTAGGAAAACTAGATTTTTTTACTTTTGTTTTAATCATTAGTTACTATTTTTGATAACATGCCTTTATTGTTATATTTGGAAAAACCAAAGTTAATTGTTGAGTTTTCTCTTTTAGGACTAGGCCTGTATAAATTTTTATTACAAGCCATAATTGCTAAACCTGAACTAATAGTAGCATCAAACTTTGTTCTATTATTAATATCAAATCTAGCCCAATCATTTAAAGTTGTATTAAATGATATATTACCATATTGTCCTTCTTGTGTTAAACCTACATGCTGTTGTATGTAACTTTCTATTGCAGCAGCATGAGCTTGTTTAATATCTTCACTTGAGTTAGGTATACCACCTATCTCTTTTTCAGCTGTTGATAATTTATTCCATAATCTATCAGATCTATTCATTGAATAGCCTCTGTAACCTCTACGTTTTAAATAATATAAAAGTCTAGGTTTATTATTTTCAGCAAGTATTGGCATACCATAAAACACGCAAGCCATTAATACATCTTCAAAAAATATTTCAGCTGTTTGTGGCCTTGATATATATTCTAAAAAAAAATGATTAGGCGGTGCGTCTTCCATTGAAAACTTAGTTAATCCATGTAATGCACCATTAGAACCTTTACCATCTACAGTACCTGATATATCATAACTATCTAACCCAAACGCTCCAATATGTTCATTTCCAGGATACTTACCATTATTTTTTAGTATCACTCGATTTTGTAAGTTTTTAGGTGGCACCCAGCTTATTCTAAATCTACCATCTTTATTTGGAGCAAATATAACCCTTGTATCTTGAATACCATTTTCCCATTGAAAGCTACCAGTTGTTACAGCAGCTATATTATTTAATTCAGCATTATAATCTATTTGTTCGTAGATTTTAGTTAAATTAAATAAACTATCTTTTGTTTCATCTCTAAAAGCATGAGCTTCAGTTCTTGGAAACTGTCTATAATATTCATTTAAACTATCAGGATCTTGTTTTAAACCGTCGACTTCGTTTTCCCAATGCTCAATAACTCCTGTTGTAATTTTGTAACCATCAACTCCTTCGACTCCAGCTTTGCTTCCAATGAATACAGGTAATCCATAAGTATCGATGAATCCCTCATAGTTCCATTCCATAGGAATGAACAGGCTATAGAGCCCAGAAGATGTTTGTCCGTTTCTATTTCTTTTAGTAACGTCTGAAGCGTAGTATAGTTTTTTGAAGTTGTCTCCACCTTTATCTAAAGCATTTGAAGTTGAGCCCATCATACATTTACCTACAATTCTAGATCCTAGCCTTAATGTAGTTTTTGTAACTCTCCAGTTATTTAATATATTATCAGGACGTTCCCACTTACCACTTTCATCATGAGCTAATAACTTTAGCTTTTCACCATCGTAAGAGTTATCACCTGTATTTTTCCAGTCAATAGTTGTATCAAGTCCTTCTATTTCCCTGAGCTGCTCATTAGATTCCAGCTTTCTTCTAGTAAGCTTTGAGGCCGGAACTCTATATGCCAATTCAGTTTTCGGCCGGTCCATCCCGTCTTGAATAGGTTTAAAGAAGAATGGGTAGTTGACGGATATTGGGACAACTTTATCTGTGAACATTTTTTTGGCATCGGCACCAGATTTAGACAATATACCGAATCTAGCATCGGAAGATATTGTAGCTTGGTTAACAAGTTCCGCGCTTGACATAAAGCTGAATCCACTTCTTCTGTTTTTAAGGTAGCACATTCCGTAACACCTTTCGTCTGCTTTACATGCTTCCCAAAATATAAAGAAGAGTCTATTTGCTTCTCTATAATCTGGTGCTCCAATATCAATTTTTGACCATTGGAGGTACATGTAATGAGTACCAGTAATGTAATTAGCCACGCCGTTATTGTAAAACCAATAACCATTTTCTCTTCTTTCGAATTCTTTGTCGATGTAGTCATACCACTTTTCTTTAAATTCATTTGGATGTTCCTCCCAATCAAATCTACTTTTAATTTTGCTTAGCTCTTTTGGGTATGGTTGTTTTTCCCAATATTGCTCTGCTTTTTTTTCGCTTCGTTTAAACGGTTCATCTGCTGCTGGTAAAGCGATGCGGAGATCCTGTATTTCAATGATTTGTCCAATTTTACCTGTTTTGCTTATTACTATAAAATCATAATCAGGGTTATAACCATACTCCCATTTTTTAAATCTATTGTTTTTAGCTAATATCTTAGGGTTAACAACGTCTTTAATTTCTTTCCATAAAGTTTGCTCGTAACTCACTTGCTTCTACCTTCTGCAAAACCTCTAAAAGTTTTTTGCTCTTTAACTTCTTTAGGTTTTTCATTTAACATATCTTCCTCTTGTTGAATACGTTGTAGTATTTCAAAAGCATCAAATATAGCTAACTTTTTAGTAGCGGCAGCATTTTTTAATCTATCAGCGCTTACATCATCGTCTGAGTCAACAATCTTTTCTTTTGCTACCTTAATAAGTTCCTCAACTGCTTTTTGCCCAGCTTGGATTATTTTCTTCTTCGTTTCCTTGGTATTCATGAGTTAAAGCTATATCATTTGATTTCATACAATAAAGTCGTTCACCTTCAACAATAAACTCAAACTCAGAGTTTGGGGTAAACGTAATAAGTGTCCCAGGTGTGATTCCTATGGCTTCTAAGGCACTATTAGTATATTTCATTATACCAACATTAGGTTGCTCTTTCCTGTTCTCTAATAAGTTTTGGTTTTTAATTGGTTTTACAAAACAATAATCTAAATGTGGTTTAAGATTATACATATATATTTGATCTGGTGATACAAAATATAAGTCATCTTTAAAAAAGGTTGAAGAATTTTTTTCTTCACCTCTCATATTATACCATCTTCTAAATATATTGTGATGCACGTAAAGCTCATCACCTACTTTTATCTTCGAGGCATAAGCTGCTGGAGTAGAAACAACAACAGCTTTTTTACTAACAAACCTATGGTTTTCAATACCTGTATTGATGATGAGTGTTTTATCATCAACTTTTTTAATATTGTCATACCTTTCATTTAATGGTTTAACAATAAAGCTATATAAGCTTTTCATTAATATTTCAAATCGTACTCTACAGATATTGCCATATTAGCATTAAACTTTTTCCAAGGCAAGACTTCATTATTTTTACTTATGTAAATATTATATGATTGGTCTTGATCTTCAAAAAGAATATCACTAATAGTATGTCCACCATATACTTCCTGACCAGTTGAATAATGCATTGCATCATTTTTATAGTCAGAACCTATACTAATCTTCCTTATTACTTTCGACATTTTCTTCTATCTTAGTATAAGTACCGTCTTCAACATTAATATTAATAGCACCGTACTCAGCTTCTAAAACATCTTTATAATCTTCAATATCTTTATTAGTAGAAGCTATATCATGTAATAATCCATGTTTTTGGCTTTCTAATAATCCGATGTTGTGAACAAGTTCGTTAAGTTGTTTTTGTTGTTCTTGAATTAATTTTAATTCTTCTTCTTTAATTTTCATTTGATTTAATTTAATTGTTTGTTTTTATTTATTCTCCTGGTTCTGGTTCAGCAGGTGTCCATTCTGGAGTAGCTAGTAAAACTAGTATTTCTTCGTGAGTATAAGTCCCAACAGGCGTCAACGAACCGTTAGTAATAAAGCTAGGCTCTACCTGGAAAGACAAAACACCTTGCGTATTAGCCACGTTTCTTCTCATTGTTTGAGCAGAAGACTGGTTTACTTGACTGAACAAAACAGCGTTTGTATCAGATAAGTTAATTACTACATAAGTTGTTGCCATTGTTTAATTGTTATTTGTTAATTACTTGTTATTTATATATTTACTTGTTTTAATTCTTTTTTACGGAGTGTTACCACTTCCAGTGACTCTTGATTCAACACTCATCCCACTTGATATTGCATTAGCTGTACTATATGGTGCATCACCTACTAAAGCTCCAACTGCCATTCCACTTGATACTCCATTAGCTGTTGTACCTACACCATTTGTTAAAGCGTCTACACCCATATTTTGACCTTCACCATTATTTGTTCCTTTTTCATCAGCTACAATCCAGTTATTAGTAAAACTACTATTTTCACCTAACTGCCACCAAGCCACAAGGTTGGAATATGCAGAGTGAGAATTTAAATTACTAGGAAGACCTTCATTATAAATTTCTGTTACTTGTACAGCTGATAAATTTGTGTTCCAGATTGATAGGTTCGAAATTTTACCATTAAAATTTTCTGCATTACCTGTAGTCGCACCAATATATAAATGTTGTCCAGATGTTTCTGAAGCTGCTGTAGCTACATTAAAACCAGATGCTGAATTAGTTGT